TTGAGCTTCTGACTCTCCCGCATGTCATAGAAACTCGTGGGAACATTGAACTCTACCCGAATATTATCATCAAACAAATCCCAATCATCGAACATCTCCTTGAATTTGAGATGTGTGATGAACGCCCGTTTGATACCTTGGGCAAAGCGTTGTTGCTGACGGATGATCATCTTGGCAAACTTCAATTCCTCCCGAAGCATCTCCGTTCCATCGCTGTAACCCGTTTCAGCGTTCAAACGAGAAGTTGGAGTCTTGAGAGAACGATATAATTTCTTGATGAACCAATCGAGAGGTTCCATATTACCATCCGACATTTGACCCCCAAATGTTTCAACCGTGGTTGCTTCCATTCCCTGTCTCTTGGCAAACCAGAAAGAATCCAACGTGGATTGGGGGGCATATTTCTTGACAATATCGCCTTGGTCAATATCAAACGTCTTAGTGGACCAGTATTGGCTCTGTAGCTTGCGTAGGTAGGCTTCCGCTTGGGGGACTGGCAATCTACCAACATCAACGTTGAAGAGGAAGCGTAGGGGTGCATGAACCATTCTATGGATCACCACGGAATCCTCGATCATGGAAAGCTGCCTGTAAGCTCTGCGGCAATTCTCAATGAAAGGGATAATGAAATCCTTGGTTTCATTGTATTGCCCACTGTTCACATAAAGGACTTGATTTTGTTCAAAGGGAATGTATTCATAACGTTCCACCTTTTTGTTATCCACCGACGAGAAAATTGGCTTCTTGTAAATGAACGCTTTCACCAACATGGTCTGTATATTATCATATACAGGATCAAATTGTTCAGCCGGAAGATTCTTAACAGCAACCACCCCCTGTTTGATATAATCATCCTTCAGAATAAGCTCAAAGAATAGTTCCCCTTCAACGAGAAATTGACGAAAATAATTCCAACCATTATCTTCCAGATCCATCATGGAAATAAAACGGGAGAATTCCTTTTCAATTTCCTCTTTCTTTTCCGATTCCAGATCGGTGTTACGAATATCCAGTGTTACGATATCGCCGTTCTCATCGACATTGATCGTCTCATCACAAATCTCATCTATAGCATCCGCCACTTCAGAGTAAGCGGCAATCATGCGGTAATCTCGCAAACGTCCGGGTTTTTCTTCCGAAGCTTGGGAATACATCAAATCCGTGAAAGACTTGTCTTGGTAAATCGCAGAAAACGCTGTGTTGTTCCAGTCGTTATTGAGAGCTACGGAATTACGGGCAATCGCTTCCGGTCTGCGTAAACCAATCTTCTGGAAATATTTATATTTTGTATTCTTCGCCTCATCGGGGGTCTTCTCAATAAAATTCCCGCGATTCTTCAAATAGGACTGCATGTTCCTATCAAATGTGGAACCTTTGCCGTCATTACTAACGTAGGATTTATTTGAAGATTGTGTAGAAGAACTATCGGAACCCGCCATACTTACTATTTAGGTCAAACATGTGATTATTCAATCTTTATCACAATCAATTCCCCTTTAACTTGAAATATTAATTTACAAATTAAGGTTCCCACATTTCATCCCCTTCAAATGAATATGGATTATTCGTGTATTGTCGTTGACGAATCTCATAATCGATTATAGAATTTAATTTAGATTTAGCTCTTTGTAAAGCTTCTTTATAAGAAGACCCGCTCTCTACAACATCTGGTACGTTATCTCCCTCTAGGGTTACAAAAAAAGTCCCATCTTCATCTCTGCTAATATGCCAAATATTACCATCTTCGTCGGTTATTGTTCCACCGGGATGAGATAATCCTTCCATATATAATTCAGCCAATGCGATCTGATCTTTCGTAGTCATGATATTATTTAGTCAAATTGTTTTTTTTAATAGGATGCAACCCACCCTGCGTTATTCGCTGTTATGAAAACTATATTTCCTGATAAATTACTGAAATAATTGGAACTCAGCGACACTGTGACAATATTATCATTCACAGTGGTAATCACGTTATCTGGTAACTTATAGGCAGAAATGGTGGGGAACTTGGCGGTATCGATCTCCGTATATACCAATTCGGGAATGTTATAAGCACCGGACAGATACCAAGTGTTATTGTATCCAAATCGCTTACCATAGAATTGAAAGTTCCTATCATTCAGTTTCGTGACCACCAGAGAATCTCCCTGATGAATACCGTTGATGAAATAATTGGTAAATTCGGGATATGCACTAATCGATACGCTTTCTGTTTGGACACCCTCTGCACTGATAGCATCAAAGAGATTATATTCACAGAAGCGATTGCTGACAGGAAGCGCATGAAAATCGGCATTCACCACATAGATCGGTGCTTGCGTTTGATTATAATCCTTGAATAGCCATCCTTTTATGGTGAAAGAGGTGGAAGCGGAAATACGCCATTTTGTATCAGGAGATAAGTCCTTGGGATTTTCATAAGAAATATTTCCCGACCATTGGATTTCCGAACGAATCTCATCAATGAATGGCATATTGAATTTTTCAGGAAATTGCCAAGAAACTATGATATATGGATTACAATTCACCACAAAATTCTGGATGATTTGATCCAAATCTTCCTTGAAATAGCAGATGATATTCACATCCATAGTGAGATTCACGGGAATTGGTTGGGGGATCGTAGCCATTCGGTTGGTTCCATCCAACTGTTTCCGATAAATATTCTGCCCTTTATTGTGAATACGGGACGGATCACGCTCCAATGAGGTTTGCTCAATTGTCACTACGGGAAGGGTTATTGTCTTGGCTCTGTCACTTAGGTCATGGAGAACGCGATGTTTTGGACCATTAACATAACGAACCACAATCTTCTCCTTCGCTACGCGAGTGCGAGCATCATAACGATACACGAATGCATCGTCAAATGCTGCCACAAACATGTTGAGGAGATCGGAATTTTCAAAGAAATAATTATAATCTTGCACGGATACTCTTATTTAACGAAAAATACTGTATGTGGGACTAATCGAAGAATACAATTTAATTTGGGAAAATTATGAATCAAAAATTCAATATTATATATACTTACCAATTTATGGAGATTCTATAAGAACAGAGGGAACTCGTAATTGGGGAGGTGATGGTAAAGAAACACCCGCTGAAGACCCTTTAAAATATATCGGAAATAATAGAAGATTAATTTTTAATCCTGAATCGATCATGAAAAAAATAAATGAATTGGGATTGGAGGTAATGGGAACCTGTTGTTCGTATATGCATAAAGAAGTGCATTATCACACTCGATCTATGGATGCCGCATGTTATATGAAGTTGGGAAGTGAAAATAAAAAAATAAAATCGCGTTCTTTCCTTGAAGATGATTTATTCACTGACGCCAATGACAAATATGATGAGATGCCATTTCCAGTGGATTATGAATCTGATATTAAATATTTGGAAAAAAATCAAGAAAATGTAAAACCATTCACATCTTTCGAACAAATGAAAAAAGATTTTGATGAATATGTTAAGGTTCTAAAAAAAGATTACAAAGAACCAAAACAAGAACCATCAGAAAAATTCTGGAATCGTAAAATCCATACTGCGATTCAGATGGATAAAATTAAAAATAAAAAGTGGGACGGTGATTAAAAATTCCCGAATCCCATTGCACGATCCTCAAACGACTTTGTAGATGTGTTTTCTTTATGATAATTGAAAATATCAGCTAATGTCATTTCCTTATCAATTGTAAGGTCAAGCTCACAATAATCAGCTAATCTCTGACCATCCTCGACGGAAAGTTCCCCAAAACGGTATTCTAAGTAAAGCCTCCCCTTTCTCAAAAGGGCAGGATCGACCTTTTTCAAATCACAATTGAATGTGCATATGATACGCATTCCCATGCAGTCGCGGAGGAAGCCATCGGTCATGCCCAAAATATTTTGGGTTCCTGAATTTCTATCAATTGATAATATCTCCTCTGCGTCTTCAATTAGCAGGACGCATCCGCGATTATCTAACATGAACGATATGAATGATGGTTGGGAAATAACCGATACCATGGAAGGTGGAATATAAATCACATCATC